GGCCATAGCCTTGAGCTGGTGGCTGTTGAGCTGGCTGGCCGTAGCCTTGAGCTGGCCAGCTACCTCCCCCGAATGCCGCAGCCGCGCTGGCTCCGCCCTCTCCTATGTTGAGGGGCTGAGCCTGTGCGCTCGCTACGATCTGGAAACCCTCGAGTTGGCACTTAATGCCTTTCGACACGTTGTTGTATGCTTTACATGACACCAGCAGGTTGACTCTCTGACCTGTGAATATTGCCGGACCGTACTGCATGGGCTGGAGTTGCTGGCCTTGCTCATCGAACACCTGAGGTGCGTTGTAGGTAACCCCTTTCACTGTGGCAAAGCCTTCGAAGCCTGCGGCTGCGGCGGACGCGCCCGCCTGCCCTATGCACCAGTTGGCGCCGGGAGGCATCACCCCCTTAAACTCACTCTGCAGCAGGCAGTCAGTGGCCAGCTGGTTGAGCAGCGCCAGGTCGGGCGAGTCGGGGGCTACGAGGACGCGCAAGGCATACTTGAGGCCTCCGTCGTCGGTCTTCTCAGGCTGGGTGATCTCGTTCCAAATGACAATGCAGTTGTCGATTCGCACGGATGTCTGGTCGTGTATTGGCATAATCTATTTCCTCTTAAAGGCTTTTGCAGCTCTGCTGTCTTTGGCCTTAGTCAGTTTTAGCCCCCCGGACGGGCGGCGGGTGATAGTCTTTAGTACTTGCGCAAAGTGTACGCGCATGTCTTTAGGTGCGGCCTGTTTAGCTTGTGTCGGAGTCGCAACATGGGGCCGCGCTATGTCGAATCCGAATTGGTTGGCGAGGGCGTTCGCAACTTGTGGCTCTACCGTCCACTCCAGTCGACCCTCTTTAGTCTGTAGCCAGAAGCCCGGCACTGTCTTGCCCGAGGATATCTGGTGTTCTAGATCGTCGTCCAAGGCCTTTAGTCGTGCTTTAGCGACAGCTAATCCGTCCTCCAATATCTGCCGCTCGGTTGCTTTGTCTTCGTTGGTCATCTCAGCCATTTCGTAAGGCTGATTTGCTAAGTCGATAAAATTATAGTCAGCCTTACGCCGCGCCTCACACTTAAGTTTCCCCGGACAGTCGCGGCAGTGAAGCCCCGTGGTCAGTCGGGGGTTGCTGAACGCCTCCGAGCCCATGCCGCGTAGCAGGTTCATGTCAGCCCTGAGGTCTGACATCTTGACGATCCACTCGTCCACCACGCCCTCACTGCGAAAACAGAAAGGTTGTACTATCCGCATTACCACCGATACCTGCGGGGTCTACGTGTCCGTGGATGCCGCATGCATTACGCAGGCCGAGGGCGTAGTCGATGAGCTGGAGGTTCCCCTCCGCGTCACACTGCCTGTGTCCATTCTTGTAGTCCCACAAATGCATTACAAAAATCTCAGGCACATAAAGCGCGCAGTCCAACGTCCCCCAGTTATGCTCGTGGATGTCTGGCATGTGGACCCGAAACTCGATCAGCAAGTCACCCCGTAAGTCACGGCCGACTTGTCGACTCCGGGCCTCAACAGTCTCGACCACCTCGTCTACCATGACCTGTGCGCCCTCGGCCATTTCGGCATCGACCAACAGCCCGTTTGGGGTGGAGGTACCTACCCACTCACTCGCGTCCCGTAGGCTCCCGCCCTGGTAACTCTCGAGGGCCTCACTCACAACCCAGTGCGCCGCGTTGCCGGCCCTTGTCTGCGCAGTGGAGGGGGTCGGGTTCTGCATTGCGGCCAAAACGGCCCCAGAACAGTGACCCCACACGGGCGCAAAACTAGGGGCAAGCGGTGCGTGCTCTAGGTCGGACATGTTAGGCTCCCTGCCGCGATTCGGCTAGAGGTGAAAGCACTGCGTACAGGCCTGCGATGTGTCGGGCGATGTCCTGCGGGTTGTTAGGAGGGAAAAGATCCGTAACCTGGATGCCTACCGCGCCGTACGCCTCGCATATGTCCTTCGGGGTCAGGGTAGAGGCGGCTTGTCGCTGAGACACCCAACCCATAAACGTACCACAGTCGTGGGGTACGGGCTCGCTGTTTGCTGCCTGCACCACAGGGCTTGAAAACGCAGATGCCGCGCTGACGGGGGCCGGGGCGCGAGTACTGTCGTCGACCGACCCCGCTGACTGGGCCGAGTACCACGCATCGTACCCCTCATCGGACACTCCTTTGCGTTTCTTCCACTGGCCCGACCGCTTGCCTGACGCGTAGAAAGGCTCCGTTGCGGTACCACAGAACCGTGTGTCTTTCTGCACGCCGTTGAGGTCCACCCCAGCAACCCCTTCAAGGGCATCCGCACCTTTGCTGAAAAGGCTGGTCGAGTCTGACCACACAGGAACCCCCCCACCCACATCGTCCACAGGCGCAGAAGAGTCGGTGGTCTCCGTGCTTAGTGTAGACTCTTCGGCCGTTGACTTTACCGCAAGGGGTTCGTAGGGGCGGACTGCCCCCTCTCCTCTTTCGCCCACGCCCACTAGTGCGTGCCCTATTGCCAGCGCGATGTCCGCGCGGTCTGCTGGGAATTCTATTTTGATCATGTCTAGCTCTCCGTGTGTTTAAAGTTCTAATTGACTTTGGTATTAGTTATGGTAGTCTTATTGACATGAAAGTCAACTAGCAAGAGGAAAATAATATGGTAACTTCACCGGAGTTTATGTCCGCGTTTATACCGGCGACAGTACTCGTCCTTATGTCCGTACTGCTACTGCTAATAGTAGTGGGAGGGCTGCTGGCGTTAGTTATGCTGGCGGACTGGCTAGGGGCGTTAACCCTGAGACACTGGAGAAACACAGCCGGTGATTAAACTTCGCAACTATCAGCAGTCAGTTTACGCGGATATAAAAGACGCCTGGACCCGAGGGCGTGCGGTGCTCGCCGTGGTTCCTACCGGGGGTGGTAAAACTGTCATCTTTACGGTAGCGATGCGGGACCATGTAGGCGCTGCGGCGGCAGTAGTACACCGCAAAGAGATCGTGATACAGATTAGCTGCAGCATGGCGCGTCTGGGCGTCAAGCACCGGGTGATAGCACCCCCTACCGTGCTATCCCTCATACGACGTAAGCACCTGAAGTTATTCGACCGTTCGTTCATCGACCCCCACGCCGAGCAGGGCGTAATATCAGTGCAGACGCTGACAAGCAAGTCTTCCGGCAACAACGCGGTGCTGCTGCAGTGGCTTAGTCAGGTCACGTTGTGCGTGTTCGACGAAGGGCACCATTACGTACAAGGGGGCCTGTGGGGTCGGGCTGTAGACTTGATGTCCAACGCCAAGCAGCTCTTTGTTACCGCAACGCCTGAACGGGCCGACGGGAAAGGGCTGGGGGCCCACGCGGACGGGTACTGTGGCGAGATGGTTGAAGGCCCTACCACCCGGTGGCTCATAGAGCAAGGGTTTTTAAGCCGTTTCACGTACAAAGCACCTGCAACTGATTTGAACATGGACAACATTCCCGTGACCGCCTCCGGGGATGTCAACACTAAAGTTCTAAGACAGCGCACAGTTGAGTCGCACCTCGTCGGCGACATTGTGCAGCACTATCTAAGGTACACCCCTGGTAAAAAAGCCATAGTCTTTGCGTCGGACGTTGAGACATCGGAGGAGATGGCTGCGGCGTTCAGGGCTGCGGGGGTGAAAGCATCCGCGCTGTGTGGCGCAACCGACACGGCCGTAAGGGACCGAGAGCTTGATCTATTCGAGGACAAAGACCTACAGGTTTTGGTCAACGTGGACCTGTTCGATGAAGGTTTTGATGTGCCGGCAGTGGAGGTGGTCGTGCTTGCTAGGGTCACAATGTCCCTGGGTAAATACCTACAGATGGTCGGCCGTGCGCTGCGTATCATGAAGGGGAAGAAAGAGGCCATCATCATCGACCCTGTTAGGAACTGGGAGAGGCACGGCATGCCGAACTGGCCCCGCAAGTGGTCCCTAGACGGGAGAGCAGCGGGCACTAGGGCCGTTAGTGATACCGTTGCACAGAGGGTCTGCCTCGCCTGCACTCAGCCATATGAGATGTTCTACAAAGCGTGCCCCCACTGCGGCGAGGCTTTGCCGGAGCCCGCAGGTCGTTCCGCACCGGAGCAAGTAGAGGGAGACCTCATGGAGCTTGACGTTGAGGGCATGGCCGCATTGTTCCTCCAACTGAACCGAGCAGACATGACTAACGAGGAGTTCCGCGCAGACATGGTGGCTCGCCACGTACCTTCTATAGGCCACGGGGTTCAGCTAAGAGCACACCAGGCGTCTAAGCAACGCAGAGCGGTGCTGCATGAGCTCGTAGCGTGGTGGGTCGGGGTCCAGCCGACGGACCGTGATCTTAGCGAGAAACACAGACGATTTTTCCACCGTTTCGGTGTTGATATTGGCACAGCGTTCACGCTGGACGCCAAGCAGACCGAGGCGTTGATCCAGGTTATTGAGAAACGTTTCAGCGAGGACATGACGTGAGTGACTACACCCAGTGGGCCGCAAAGCACCCCCAGGCCGCCCTCGAACTGCAGCAGATACTTACGGCGGCCTGTTCCCCTCCCGGTAAGATCGAGACAGATGGACAGTCCGAGGCTTGGAGCCAACAGCGGGCGAGGTTCAAAGTCGCCCACGCGGGCTGCTTGTCTTGGCGCAATAACGTGGGGGCCACGCCGGCTAAGTGCCCGGAGTGCAACGCACCTCAACGGCCGGTGAGGTACGGCCTGGCGAATGATTCAACTAAGCTTAACAAGAAGATAAAATCATCAGATCTCATACTGGGTATTCCCCGGTTGATCCGCGAGGAAGACGTAGGCCAGACCTTGCTGCAGTTCGGCAGTATTGAGTCTAAACGACCGGGGTGGGTTTACCGGGGGGACAAACACGAGCAGGCACAGGCCGCTTGGCTCGCTCTTATAGTGAGTAAAGGCGGTTACGCAACTTTCAGCACAGGTGAGGTGAACTTATGAAACAGAAAAGATTTAAAGCTAGGATTCGCAAAGAGGAAATATTGAAGGCCGCACTGGCCCTTGCTTCCCGTAAAAATTACCAGCAGGTCACGCGGGACGAGATAGCCGCGCGTGTGAGGCTGAGTGGTCCCGCGATTCAGTACCACTTCGGCACTATGTTACAGCTACGGCAGGACATCATGCGCTATGCGATCATGCACCATAACTATCCGGTTATTGCTCAGGGTATTGCGTCAGGGGATGCTCAGGCGTTGAAAGCACCCGAAGGGGTGCGCAGAAGGGCAGTGGGTTCGTTGATCTAAAGGGGCTCGCGCCCCGCTTCAGGTCCTTTTTTCGCTGTCAGCCACCACTCACCACTAGACACCGGAAAGGGCCTGAACAGTGTCACGTTGTGCAGTCCTACCCCGTAGAAATTCTCTAAGAACCCCCAGCCTTTCAACTTGCTGCACTGCCCTATCGCCACTCGAGCGCGTTCGCCGTGGAAGAACAAAGTCCATGTGCCAGGCTTAGCGCCCGCGATTCGGTGGAAGTGGTTGCCGTTTATGCGGTTCCACCAGCGTACTCTGTGTGTCTCAGTGATGCACCCCGACCCACCTGCTGGGGTTGCGTGAGGGCATAAGTCCTTGACAACCTCCTCATTGTATGACCCGGACAAGACCAGGGCACGTGCCCAGTTCCACGGGTGATTATGCAGGAACGGCTCTTCGTCCTCGGACACGAATCGATGCAAGTAGAACGTAACACCGATTACCTCCCCCACGTAGTAGCGCTCTAGGTACGGGTCGCCGTCCTCTCGCTGTATAAGTCGGCAGGGCAGACGGGCGGTGAGTCGATACAGCAATCGGTTAATCATATTCATGTCCTCGAGTTAATGAGTTCTAGCAGTGGTTGGTATACTTCCGCAGCTATGGCCTCGGCTTGGCCTACAGTGAAACCGTCGCCCAGTGAAGCTGCCACCTCCGCCGGTGAAGGGGCCACCCTGCGGCGCGCGGGGGTGGGTCGACAAGGGACCCACGGCCTTGCGTGTCCGCAGTCGAAACACTGCTGCGTATGGGTCCCCATGTAAACCGTCGACTCGGTGCTGTTGCACCTTGGGCAGTGGTTCAAGAGCGCACCTTCTTCATCGACTCACGCTCGACCTGTTGTACGTTCTGGTGTGAGCAGGACAACTCCGCTGCTATCTGTTTGTGCGAATAACCGACGAGGCGCAGCGACATAACCTCGTACTGCCGTGGGCTGAGGCGTGAAGTGAACTGCTCCAAGCTCCTCGAGTAACTAAGTGAGTCCTCCGGGGCCAGGGAGTAGAGAGACCGGAGGGTGTCCGGGGGCGCCTCGTCTGAAGGGAGGTACCCCCTGCTTCTTGGCAGCCCTTCTACGTCGCGAGCCCTAATGTACTTACCCAGACAGTCTTGCCTGGCGTTGCGTATCGCTGCGCGAATATGCAGGCCTGCGATTGCCCAAAAAGGCCCCCGTGATGGGTCATATGCGTCCGCAGCCCGGCACAGCCCGACATTAGCGTCTTGTATGCGGTCGAGTAGCTCGTCTGGGTTCCGCGCGTACTTCTTAGCGATGTGTATCGCCAGTTTCAGATTAGTGGTGATGAGCTCTTGCCGTGTCAGCTCAGCCCCCACGTCAGGCACAGGGACCGCGCCGACTTCGGCTTTGTAGGTAGTCAGTGTTGTGTTTTCTCTTAAAGACATATTTACACCATTTGTTCGTAGTCAAAAATACATTGAGTGAGTAACGCGGACAGCGCCCACGTGGCTAAAAATACTAATAAGGTGTTCAGGTCGCTTGCGGGTTTCTCTACCCGCATTAGCACCCCACAAGCGGCGAACAGGCTTAACAAGAAGCAGACCTGGGCGACTCGAACCACGGAGGCCTCTCGCCGCGAGCAGACCGCTGTCCTGACCGTTCCCGGCGGGCTTTGTCTTCGTTGAGTCGGTCATCTGCGCGCTCGACGCCGAGGCCTAGTCCAAAACTGAACCCCGGCAGGCTTTGTCGTAGTTGGCTGAGCTTCCACATGAGACCGGCTGCGTGTTCAGACTTCACGACAAACTCGTCGCCACTGAGACGGTACACGTTGTCCTGTCCGAACGCCTCTACCAGTCCTTTGCCAAGCTCGACGAGCTGGTGGTCCCCGAAGCGGTGGCCCAGTGTGTCGTTTATGTACTTGAGCGAGTCCAGGTCGACGATGCCTACATAGGGGCGGTCGTCCGCGTCAAACGCTCGGCGGTTCAACAGGCCCGTAAGTGCGTCGGTGTATATCGCGCTGTATATCTCGTCGTCGTTCATGCTGCGGACTGATTCTATAAGTTCTATTTTCATGTTAACTTTCCTCTTTGTAAGTTAACTGTAGTCCAGGGCTCCCAGCTCCGCAAGTAATCTGTCAAGAACTAACCGGGTTAGTTGCTCTCGGTCACATACGCCGTGGGTGATCACGTGGCTTAGGATATCCGTGAGTCGAACCAGACCCATGCGGTGCCGGTACAAGGCGCCTTCGGCTCGGTCAAGTGCGGCTCTTTGTTGCGCGAACCCCTACGTACTTGTATGCATCCAGCATAGTGACCATAATTTCAATTATCTCGAGTTGCTCCTCTACTGCAGCCACGGACTCAAGGGCTTTGTGTGCCTCTTGCTCCGTTAGCGCCTCGATCAGATTGTCGGAGCCATCTACCGTCTCGTAATCCCCCTTGATCTTCTGCGTGCGGGCCGCCGCCAGGGTCTGCGAGGCTATGTGGTGCGCGCCCTCCCGTTTCTGTTTGTGAAGGAGCCGCTTGGCCTCTTCGAGGACGCCGCCGGGCGGTATCTGGGGGTTGGCTATTATCTGGCTAAGCAATACCATCAATGTGTTATGCGCTTGGAACTCTTTACCAGGGGCCTGGCCGGTCTCCCCTGTGTTGTCGTACTTGAGGCGGCGGTCTGGGTCAGAAAGCACCTCATAGGCCTCCTGTATCTCGTGGAACAGGTCCGCGTCGCCTCCTCTGTCCGGGCGGCTCTTCTGTGCTGCTTTCTTGTATGCCGCCTTGATGTCAGGCTGCGAGGCGTATGGATCTACGTTCAACGTGTCATATAGGCTCATGCTTTTGCTCCTTGGATAATTTCAGGGGTGAATACTGCTGCGGCGGAGGGAGGGATAAGATACCCCACCTTCCCTGCCCGCTTACAGCGTCGGAAACCTTGAGACCGCAGCCAAGCCGCTGCCTCGTTCAGGTCGGCTTTACTTGCGCCATGAAAACCACAGCCTTGTACGATCTCGGTCACGGTGCGGTGGTCGGTGTGCTCTCCCTCTCTGGGAAGCTTAGCCATCAGGCATTCGACAACCCGGCTGTGGCTCCGGAAGTCCTCGTTGTGGTGCGCCAGCTGCACGGACTCGGCCTCGTTCAGGTACCAAGTAGCTCCCTGGCTGACCTCGTGGTACATTTGAGCCCACAGTTGCTGCATGTTAGTTTGGTGCAGGTGATTGACCGACTTGACCCGCACAGGCCAGAACCGTCGGTTGGTCGTGTTATCTACCAAAAACTCGGTAGTGTTGACCGTCGCTAAGTACGCGGTTCTCCGGGGGTACTTGTTGTAGGTGCGGCCGTAGGGCATCCTCATCTCGTCCACATGGGACGACAGGAACGCCTTGAGCTTAGCTTGGTCGGACTTACGGAACGTCCCATCCAACTCACCCAGCTCGCCCAACCAGCACGACGTCGCGATCTTTATACTGTCTTTGTTCGTCAGGTCGAGGGTCAAGCTGTCCTTGATGAGCTCCGGGGGCGCTAGTGTTGCAAAAAACCGTGTCTTACCCGCCCCGCCTTGGGGGTCCACCAGCACCAGAACGTACTCCATTTTCCGAACCAACCCCAACCCTATGGCCACCGCCGCGCGCAGCCATTTGTGGATAAGCACGCCCGCCACCTGTGCGTCCTCTTCCGGCGCCAGTGTTATGGCCCGCATGAACTCCTCGACGCGGTTAACGCCATCCCAAGGGGCTGACTCGATCCAATTACGTACCGGGTTCACGGTGTTCTGGTGGGCTGCCTGGCTCAAGCCCGCGTTGATTGATGCCGTCGGGAACTCGTTGAGGTTAGCCAAGGACTCTATATGCCCCACCGCTGCCTCGTCTTTGAGTACGCCCCCGTGCTGCTTGGGGTAGGCTATTGTCGCCTCTTTCAGTATCTCGTCGAACATAACCTGCACGCCATAGCAAGACATCATGGTGTTGAAGTTAGCGCTCGTTCCTTTGGGCTTCAAGTCTTTCCCTTTGACGTGTTTCCACAACAAGGGGCTCATTTCCGAATCTTCGTCCAAAACCTTGCCCGGTGTGGGCGTTTCGCCTACGGGCATTTTAGGGCGCTGGCCACGGACCTGGGCGTCGATCTCTTTGCCCAGATTACTCGTGTACAGTTTGGCCTCACGTAACGACTGCTTGAATTGGCTGATAGCCCCCTCACGGATAAGGGGGTCGGCTATGGCACTGATCTCGGCCAGAATGGGCCGCAGCTTGCTGAGGTTCCCACTGTCGGCCTCGATCATCTCACGTATGCGATCGACTTCGTCCGCAGGCAGCTGGTCGGTGCTAAACGCACTAAACGCATCGACGCCACTGGGCGGACGCCACCCGCCCCGGAGGGCTTTGTGAAACAACGTTCCGATAGTGATACTAGCGCCAGCCTTCTGTGCCTGAAAACTCTCCCATTGATCTCGCTGGGTGTCTGCCGCATAACTGTGAGGCACGCCCTCGGGACAGAACTCCCCGGAGCTCCACCGATCCCACAGCTCAAAACCGGTGTATTCGTCGTCGTGAAAATAGTGTTTAAGGGCGAACCCGACGTCCCTCCAGTCGTCTCTGGCGGACGGGTCAACGTGGCCGAGTGCCTCCATAACCACGGCTGTGTCGCGGAGGCCATCGGGCAGTTCAACGGGGACGGCAGGCACTACTTGCACGTGCTCAAGCGCTGCACGGCACGCGTCCGGCAGTTCAGGCAGGGTTTCGGGGTATGCGAGTTTGACAACGCCTTGGCCCAGGGGGTGGTAACCCTGGCCAGTGCATATAAAACCCTTGCCGCCGACGCGGGTGTCCAGTCCACTGCCTGGGCCGCCGATGTTATCGGTCTGCTTTACAGCCCAAGGGGGTGCCTTGAATGCGTAGTGTGTGCCTCCACTGACCGTGCGCTGCAGTGCAGACCCGTTCCAATCGATGCGGGCGCCCAAGATAGCCTCGGCCATCTGAGTGGTGCAGCCAGGTTTGTATGTGTCCAGGTCCAGTATAACCACGCCCTCGGGGACTGGGAGCCCCACTGTAGGGTTCGCGCACCACTGGACTTCAGGGTCCTGCAAGGGTCGCCGGGCCGTTACCTGCCAGGACTCGCCGTCGACCGTAAGTGGCCTTTTTTGCCATTTGTTGCGGTCGTCGTCCCATACAAGTGAGCAGGGAAAAGCGCCCAGGCCTACGCCCTTAAGCTGTTCGACTAATTGCATGACTGGGCCTCCAGTATTCGGTTTACACAGGTCCCGTAGTAGGTGTGGTCCAGCTCAATGCCTATAAACTTTCGGTGGGAGTTCATGCACGCGACACCGGTAGTCCCGCTACCCATGAAAGGATCTAAAACCACGTCCCCTCTGAGGCTGAACTTGGAGAGGAGGTACTCGCATAAGTCCACGGGTTTTTGGGTGGGGTGAAGCCCACACCTAGTCTTCGAGAAACGCATCACGTTGGGATCCCTCTTGCCCTCTATCCTCCTCCGCCCTTTATGCGCGAAGAGGATCATCTCGTACTTGGGGGCGAAGTCGGCCTTTAGGTCTCCCATTGAAGTGTTGTTCTTTTCCCAGATAAGTATGTTTTTCAGCTTGAAGGACTCCTCTAACGCCTGCTTGAACAGGTCCACGTGGTGAAAGCTGCAGAAAAAATAATGCGCGGTGTCTGGCGCGGCCACACGGTACGCCTCCCTGAAAAAACCACCTAACCAGCTCAGCTCGTCGTTGGCTATCGCGCGGTGTGAGTTTGCGCGATAGCCGCTAAGGAACGACATGCCGTAAGGGGGGTCAGTGAGGATCATATCTACTGAGGCGGGCCTGAGTTCCCTCATGCGGTCGAGGTAGTCCCCTTGCATCAAACGGGCGTCTAGGTGGTTAACATCCATACGGGGTCACCGCACATTTGGCCTTAAACGCGTCAAGGTCCTCTTTGCTGATGCGCTTAGTACGGTATCCTAGGTTGAAATGGGGGAGCAGGCCCTCCCGCACTAATCGCTGCACGGTCTTGATGCTGACGCGGAGCTCAGTGGCCACCTCTTCGGTCGTCAATAATACCGTTTCATTCATGACCGGAGCTCCCTTACCGCAGCTGAGTACTCGGCCTCAGTCACCTCCTCATTGAGTAGCCAGTACCCGTCGCGGACATCCCGAAGTTCCACACACAGAATGCAGTCCGAGCAGTCCGAGCAGCTCGTGCAGTACCTGCAGTCCGAGCAGTCCGTGCAGTCCGTGCAGTCCGAGCAGCCCACGCAGTACACGCAGCCCGTGCAGTCCGAGCAGCCCATGCAGTACGAGCAGCCCACGCAGTACACGCAGTCCTTGCAGTCCGAGCAGCCCACGCAGCCCACGCAGTCCTTGCAGTCCGAGCAGTACGAGCAGCCCACGCAGTACACGCAGTCCTTGCAGTCCGAGCAGCCCACGCAGTACACGCAGTCCTTGCAGTCCGAGCAGCCCACGCAGCCCACGCAGTCCTTGCAGCGCGTGAGGTCCGTACACCCCACATGTCGGACCAGTGCGTTAAACCTTTTCATTAACTCATTCTTGTTCACGTTTACGTTCCTCGCAGTTTTTTATGATTTGGAGTCTACGTTCGTCGCTGCTGCCCAACCACCCCAGGCGCCCGGACTCCGACCTCTTACATCCCTGACACACTAAGCTCGGGTGGTCCCCGTTGCACCTGCATGTGCACGGGCTCTTTACGGTCAGAGATCCACCGGCTCGTAGCAGGGGGTGCCCTCCACGTAAGGCCCGTGTGCGGGGTGTCGATGGTCGCGGCCCTCAGGTTATTTACCCGCAGGGCTAGGCACTCGGTTGTTATTATCTCTCGGCCCAAGGCTTCGAGGGACTTCTTTAGTTGGTCTAGTTCACCGTGCATGGAGGCTTAATCTCGTAGGTGTAGGTGGGCAGGACCAGAGGAGGACGCCCTGAGGGGCCACCTAGCAGCAGCATGACGTAGTACTGAAAACCACTCATACGGTCGAGACCCTCCCAGTATGAACGGACCTCCGCTCGGGAGGCGAGGCACTCGTCGCAGTTGGTCTGAGTTCGCACGAGGCGGTAGCCTGTGGCGTCGCATAGCTGGGACAGTAGCTGCTCTAATCGGGTTACGGTGGCGCTCATGGGTGTGTCTCCTCGCAGGTGTGATTGAACTTTAAGGCACTACTGTCCCGTTGTCAAGGAGGTTTTTAGGGGCACGTCTATTTAAATTCCGGGGTATAAGGGGCACAAGGGGATGATGGGGCGCTTCTTTAGTGATCAATCTAATTCCGCAGGAGAATTTGGTTGGTAAGTACTTACTAACATGAGGAGGGGCACAAGGGGCACAACTTAGGCGTAAACGGGGTACAACTTCGGGTGGACGTGCCCCCGGTAGGGCCTTGGTGTCCGGCGGGCTGTAGGGCTATAGGGGTATAAGGGGTACAACTTCTCTTCTTTAGTTCTATTAGTATTAGTTATAGAAAAGTGGGGCGAGCAGGAGCAGGAGCAAGGGCGCAAGCACGAGTCTGAGCGCGTATAGGGAAGAACACCCCTTGTACCCCCCCCTTGTGCCCCTTGGTTACTTTTTGGTCGAAGAGCTGCTGCTCCTTGTCTTACGGCCTGCGGTGGCTTATAGTTTACTCGAGTAAATCCACGGTACCCTCGCGCCAGAGCAGGAGAGCAATGAGTCAGCACAGGTTCACGCCCAAGATGCAATCGATGGTGTCGCACTACTTGAATGACCCCACACGCAACAAGCTAGCGGCGTATAAGCACGGGTTTGAGACGTCGGGCATGACGGTACATGTAATTAGCGTTCGCGCCAGTGAGGCGTTCAAGCACCCCCTGGTGGCCGAGGCCGTCAGGCACGTGCAACAAGAAGTACTCGCAGACTTGAAGATTGACGCCACGTGGGTGCTGACGCAGCTGCACAAGATAGCCAGTTTTAATATCAGTAAGTTCCTAGTGACCGACGGGAACGGTGATGCGGCGTACAACTTCAAGGACGCAACCGAGGAGGACTGGTACTGCATACACGAGTATGCCGTAGACGTTATGTCCAAGCAGGACGACAAGGGCCTCGTAGACTCCAAAAAGATACGACTAAGGGGTAACTGCCGCATGAAGGCATTAGAGCTCATAGGCAAGCTTACGGACGTGTCTGCGTTCGCCCCCGAGGCTAACGCCAACCCCACATCTCCTGAAGCCGTAGCCCAACAGCTCGCGGCCCTAGCTGACCGGCTCCCGGTCTGACCACACAGGAACACCCCCACATGAGAAAATACACAGGCATACCTCACGATAGACCTCGCGGCGAGAGATCTACTAGGCGAGCAGGTGCTGCTTATGGCTGACCTGGATGATGTACTTGTGCGACGTCAGGAGCTCATGAGTTGACCGACACCCACGCCCCGTTGCCACCCGGACAGCTGAGGGACTTAGAGCGCTGGTACAAGCTCAAGGACCATCCTGTCCAGCGAGCACTGGTGGAGGACACCACACGCTTCAAGGTGGTGCCTGCAGGCCGACGGTCTGGCAAGACCGAACGGGCTAAGCGATTCCTAGCACGTGAGGTTATGCGCCACTCAAACGAGTCATATTTTCTCGCAGCACCAACGAGGCCACAAGTCAAAAAGATTTACTGGGAAGACATGAAGCGTCTGTGTTTCGCGTCAGTCCTGCCCAGGGGCTCCGTCAGTGAGACAGAGCTCACCATCACAATGCCCAACCGCAGCACCATCACACTTGTTGGGCTAGACCAGCCCCAGCGCATCGAAGGTACGTTCTGGACGGGGGGTGTCATAGACGAGATAGCAGACATCAAGGCCACAGCGTGGGCCGAGAACATATCCCCCGCACTGGACACATTCAACCCGTCTAAGCCAGACCACCGCGCCTGGTGCTGGTTGATAGGGGTACCCGACGGTCTGAATCACTACTACGAGCTGGCTGAGTACGCACAGAACTCAGGCGACCCCGACTGGGGGTTCTACACCTGGCCTAGCTCGGATATCCTGCCGGCCGAGATGATCGAAGCAGCTAAGCGTAGGATGTCTGTGCGACAGTACAAGCAAGAGTACGAGGCCAGCTTCGAGACCGCTACTGGCAAGATCTACGAGGACTACGGGTCCCACAATCACACCGCTGACACGATCAAGCCGGCCGAGCAGCTGCTGTGGTTCCATGACTTCAACTACACGCCTATGAGCTCCGCCATCGGGGTACGCAGGGGGGAGGGCCGGAACGAGCTGCACATCCTGGACGAGATCATCCTCACGTCAGCGGTAGCGAGGCAATCAGCCGAGGAGTTCGTGGACCGGTATGCAAAACACCCGAACCGCACTATACTTCTGTACGGTGACCCCGCAGGCAAGGCAGGAGAGAAGCATGGACATAATTCTGATTATATCGAAATTGAAAAGGTTCTTAGAGGTAATGACTGGGTTGTCAAGCGACAAGTCAAGAATGCAGCACCAGCCATACGTGACAGGCAGAACTCTGTCAGAGCCAAGATCAAGAACGCAGCGGGCGACGTCTCGCTGTTCGTCAACCCACAGCGCGCCCCCTACTGCCACAAGGGGCTGGCGACGGTACAGACAAAGCAGGGAAGTACGTTTCTAGAAGACGACAGCGAATATCAGCATGTCACAACAGCCATCGGTTACTGCGTTGATTACATATGGCCCACTAACTACGAGAAAAAAGATCACTCAAGCGTCATAGCAACCCCGTCCAGGAACCACTGGTGATACGTATGCAAGAAGTAAAGCCCACTCCCAACCCCACTGTCATCTCTATGCTGGAGGAGCTACTGGCTGAGGCCGAGACAGGGCAGGTGCAAGGCATAGCCTTTGCAGGGTCTCTGAGTAACGCCGCCACGTTCAACCAGTTCGTGACAGGGGGCCAGGCCATGGCGCTTGTGGGGGAGATAGCCGTAATGCAAAGGGATGTGATAGACTGCGAAATAGACATACGCCGCAAGATACTACCGGAGTACTGTGAGTAATGGCACGTAAAAACAAAGAGCAACGCCTCAGCGAAGTACACCAAGAAGCCCTGATTCAATTCAATGGCATACAGAGTGTACTACGGGATGAGCGCAAGCAGTGCCTGCAGGACCGCCGGTTCTACTCCATCGCAGGGGCACAGTGGGAGGGCGACCTGCAAGACCAGTTCGCCAATAAGCCCAAGTTTGAAGTAAACAAGATCCACCTAGCAGTAATCCGCATCATCAACGAGTACCGCAACAACCGCATAACCGTGGACTTCGTCAGCAAAGACGGCTCAGCTAATGACAAGCTGGCCGACGTTTGCGACGGGCTCTACCGTGCCGACGAGGACAAATCGGGCGCAGAAGAGGCCTACGACAACGCGTTCGAGGAAGCAGTTGGCGGAGGGTTCGGTGCGTGGCGCTTACGTGCTGAGTACGAAGATGATGAAGACCCGGAGGACGACCGACAGGGCATATCCATCGAGCCCATATTTGACGCGGATAGCTCCGTGTTCTTTGACCTACAAGCCAAAAGACAAGACAAGGCGGACGCGAAGCAGTGCTTCGTTCTGACCAGCATGACCCCGCAAGCCTACGAGGACGAGTGGGACGACGACCCCAGCAGCTGGCCCAAGACGGTCGAGGAACATGAGTTCGATTGGAACACCCCGGACGTGGTGTACGTCGCGGAGTACTACCGGGTAGAAGAGCGATCGGAGCGCATCCATGTATGGGAGAAACTAGATGGGACCGAGCTGCGCCTTACCGACGATGAGCTCGAGGACCAGCTGGAGATGCTGGAGGCAACCGGTGCGCAGGAGATACGAATCAAGAAGATTAAACGCCGCAAGATACGTAAGTACATACTGTCTGGCGGTAAGGTGCTGGAGGACTGTGGCTACATCGTAGGGAACTGTATACCCATCATCCCTATGTATGGTAAACGATGGTTCATAGATAACGTTGAGCGCTGTATGGGCCACGTAAGATTGGCCAAAGACTCGCAGCGCCTCAAGAACATGCAGCTATCCAAGCTGGGAGAGATCAGCGCGCTAGGTTCTGTCGCTAAGCCCATACTCACCCCCGAGCAGATAATCGGCCACCAGACTATGTGGGAGGACGATAACGTCAAGAACTTCCCCTACCTGCTGGTCAACCCTATCATGGACGCCAATGGCAACGAGATGCCTGCAGGCCCCTTGGCGTATACCCAGACAGCACAGATACCCCAGGCACTGGCCGCGCTCTTGCAGATCACCGAGGACGACCTCAACGACCTGCTGGGTAACAGACAAGATGGCGAGAAAATAGCGGGCAACATATCGACAGAGACGGCGCACCTCGTGCAGAACCAGCTGGACATGCAGACTTACATATACATGAGCAACATGGCTAAGGCAGTGAAGCGTTGCGGTGAGGTATGGCTCGGCATGGCGAAGGAGCTATTCGTCGAGGAAGGCCGCACCATGAAGTCGGTGGGGCTACGGGGCGAGCTGTCACAGGTGGAGCTCATGAGGCCCACGATGGAGGGTACATCCGACGAGTACGATAATGACCTGTCCCGCGCTAAGTTTGATGTGAGCGTAGACGTAGGCCCTTCTAGCTCGACTAAACGCTCGTCAACCGTACGAACCCTGGTCAACATGGCCGGCATGACCGAAGACCCGGAGACCAAGCAGGTACTGGGCGCTATGGCCATGATGAACATGGAAGGGGAAGGTATTAGCGACGTGCGTGACTACTTCCGGCTCAAGCTTATACGGATGGGCGTAGTGGACCCCACCGAGGAGGAGGCCAAAAACCTCGCAGAAGAGAAAGCGAACCAGAAGCCGTCGGCAGAGGATCAGTACCTCGAGGCCGCCGCTTCTAAGGAACAAACTGAGGCTGTTAAAAACCAAGTGGAAACAGTCAGCGAGCAAGCGAAGGCGGACAAGACACGCGCCGAGACCCAAGAGATACTAGCAGGCCTAGATTTGGACAAGCTCAAAGCATTGATGGACGTCATAAAAGAGTTAGGACCCCGAATAGCACCCCCAACGGTGCCGGGGTCCCCCATCGAGGAAGTGAATCGTGGCGAAAACTAAGGATTTTAGTGGCGAAGGGTTCAACCAGGACCTAATAATCAACGACTACTTCAACCTCGCGGCGGCGGAGATCTACGCCACGTACGGGCACAGGGTCAGGTTGAACAGGAAGACCTTACGGAAGAGTTTCACCCGTACGAGATCATACAGCCCAACAGCTTGATATCTATGACAGCGTTGGCGTCCACGGGTACACAGGACGTCAAAGCAGGTTTTACAGGTTTATTCGCGGACATTGTCAGCTGAGTGAGCGATCCAGCAGCAGTGTGCGTGAGCCAAGCGACATCCACCCAGTCGCTCTAGTGGGTGAGTAGAAGACGAGGTCTACATGACTAAGCAGCAAGAGAAGGTAGTAGTGGCAGAGGACGAGCTAGAGCTTGACGTTGAGGTAGAACTGGACGAAGAGCTTAAGGTTGACGACGACGTAGAGCTAGAGGCTGACAAGAAAACAGAGCCTAGCGAAGATGACGATGACGACGAGATCGTAATCACCATAGGGGACACACCAGCCCCCGAGATCGAGGAGGAAGAGAAAGCGCCCACGTGGGTCCGGGAACTACGAAAATCTAACCGGGAAATCCAGCGGGAAAATCGAGATCTTAAGAAAAAGCTAGAAGCCCAGCAGAACCCTGAACCAAAGCAGGTCGAGCTCGGAAAAAAGCCAGCGCTTAGCGATTTCGGGTACGATACCGACGAGTACGAGACAGCCCTCACAGGGTGGCATGATCAGAAGCGTAAAGCGGATGACCAAGCGGCTTTGGTGTCTGGCCAGCAGAAAGCGCAGAAAGACGCGTGGGATGCTAGGCTGGGCGTGTACGGGGCGCAGCGTGACAAGTTGAAGGTGAAAGACTACGAGGAGGTAGAGTCCTACGTAACCGACACATTCGACCAGACGCAGCAAGGCATAGTTATCCAAGGTGCCGAGAACTCAGCGTTAGTGTTCCTGGCTCTTCATCGAAACCCTGATCGCAGTAAAGAACTCGCTGCCCTGAAAGACCCCGTGCAATTCGCTTTTGCGGTTGCCAAACTGGAGAAAGATCTGAAAGTGGGCAAACGTAAGGCGCCACCAGCGCCAGAACGAAAGGTAACTGGTACCGGACCCTCTGGGGGCACGGTGGACTCAACACTAGACGGACTGCGGGAGAAAGCCGAGAAGACAGGGGACTACACAGCAGTCGCCGCGTACAAACGGAAAATCCGCAAGTCTAAAACTTAATAGATTAGGAGACATTTTATGTCTAATGCATTTTCGAAAGAGGAACGCGTTGCGTTCGAAGAGATCCTTGAAGGGTTTCACGATTACTTGATACTGTCTAACAACGTATCTAAGTACAATACTGGCGACGCTGGCATGGAGCGATCAGGCGACGTTATCTGGCGCCCACAGCCCTACATAGCCCAGTCATTTGACGGCATGGACCAGACGGCCAACTTTAACGAGAGCACGCAGCTCTCTGTACCAGCGACCCTGGGCTTCGAGAAATCGTCGCCGTGGATCATGGATGCCAAAGAGTTGCGTGATGCGTTGCAGGAGAACCGCCTAGGTGAAGCAGCCAAGCAGAAACTCGCCTCCGACATCAACGTCGCTATCATGAACACAGCATCCACCCAAGGCACTATGGTCGTTAAACGGTCCGCCGTTGCTTCTGGGTATGACGACGTTGCTGAGTGCGACTCGATCCTGAACGAGCAAGGCGTCACTATGAGCGACCGCTACATGGCGCTAAGCTCCCGTGACTACAACAGCATGGCCAGCAACCTGGCTGCACGGGGGACGATGAATGCCAAGCCCACGAACGCCTACGAGAAATCGTACGTCGGTGAGGTGTCGAGTTTCGAGACGTTCAAGCTTGACTACGCCAACCGCATTACGGCGGCAGCTGGTGGTGGGTCGCTCACTATCAACACCTTAGTGGCTGGCGCTAATTTCTACACGCCAGTGGCAACCCGCACCTCAGCAACGGGCGAGCGCAGCAACGTGGACAACCGGTACCAAACGGTTACGTGGTCATCAACGACTAGCGTCGTAGCCGGTGACTGTTTCACCATAGCGGGAGTGGAAGCAACGCACCACATCACCAAGCAGTCGACGGGTCAGCTGAAGACCTTCCGGGTTATATCGGTGGACTCATCCACCACGGCGACGATCAGCCCTCCCCTCATCTCAAACCAAGGTGCCACGGACGCAGAGGCTCAGTACCAGAACGTATCGGTCACTGGCTCCGCGACTGCAGCCATTGTGTTCTTGAACACGGTAGCCGCCGCTATTAACCCCTTCTGGCAGAAAGACGCGCTAGAGATCCTACCAGGTAGGTATGCGGTCCCTTCGGACGCGGGCGCAGCAGTTATGCGCGCGTCCACCGAGAATGGCATCGAGTTGGTGTGGGCCAAACAATACGACATAAACACGATGAAAACTAAATACCGACTCGACACGTTGTTCGGGGTTGTGAACAAACAGCCTGAAATGTCAGGTATCATGTTGTTTAACCAAACGTAAGCTAGCCTAACCCCGCAGCTCCGGCTGCGACTTTTAAATCTTAACGGAGAAAGACTATGTCTTCTAATATCATATACAAGCAAGGTGGGCTAGGCGTCAGCATCACGGTCCCTGCCACAGAGAGTATCGCGGTCTACACTAAAGACGTGGCCCAAGTATACCGAGTAGTCAGGCACCCCAACGTGCCTGACGTAAAAACTCTGCTAGGCACCGTGACGAACGGACAGATAGTGTTCGGGGCTTACGCAGACGGCGCCACTGTCGAGATCCACGCGGGGGCTGCTGACGTTCTGTACCAAGTCGGCTCAGCACCTGTCGTCCTCGAGCTCTTCGACGGGCAACTGCAGGGTGCGCCAGCGGCCAAGACGACCGCAGTGACCCTCACCATAACTGAGCTACTCGGTGGCCTCATTACCGGGACTCACACAGTGGGTGGAACTGCGGCCTACACACTGCCCACCGGCACCCTGTCCGACGCAGGCCTTGAGATGGCGATTGGCGAGTCATTCGACTGGACCCTGATCAACCTTTCGGCCGCAGCAGCGGACACGGTGACGGTCACGGCCGGGTCTGCGCACACGGTTGTGGGCACGATGATCGTGCAGTCGGCACACTCAACTACGGGTTTAATCCACGGCAATGCGGCGAGCTTCCGCACCCGCAAGACTGCGGCCAACACCTTCGTGACTTACCGCCTAGGTTAACCAGGCGGAGGCCCTTGGGCCTCCCCTCTTACCGGAGTATTGTATGGATTTCCCAACACTAGTATACCGCTGCCCAGGCACCCATGCGTGCGCGGGAGGCACCTACGCGTACCGTGAAGCGCTAGACGAAGCGCAGCTCGTCGCCGCGATTGGCGCCGGGTGGTTCCCTACGCTACCCTTAGCACAGGAAGCGCCGGAAGACTTCAAGTTAGTAAGCCCCCTGGAGCCCGAAGCTGAGCCTGAAGACGCCGCGCCGAATCGCGCTGAGCTGGAAGAAAAAGCAACCTTGCTGGGGATCCAATTCCCTAGTAACATCAAAGACGAGACTTTACTTCGAAAGATCGAGGAGATTCTCGCCGCACACTCCCAGGAGTAACGTATGGGTTGGACTAAACGACAGTTTGTCGAACAGGCGTTCGAGGAGATCGGTTACGCAGGGTACGCATTCGACTTAGAGCCAGAGCAAATGCAGGCGGCGCTCCGTCGTTTAGACTCCTACATGGCGACGCTGAACGGCCGAGGCATACACCTCTCCTACCCCCTCCCTAGTACCCCTAGCAGTTCAGACCTAGATACGGTCACAGGCATACCGGACCGGGCGAACGAGTGCGTGTACCTCAATTTAGCGATACGACTCGCGCCCACGGTGGGCAAGGTAGTGTCGCCGGACACTAAGCGGTCGGCCAAGGCTGCCTATAACGAGCTCTTGATCAAAGCAGCCATGCCCAACGAGATGAAGTTCCCCTCGACCGCCCCCTCTGGCGCAGGAAACAAGCCTTGGCGAAACGACGGGGACCCGTTCCTTCAACCAGCCGACGACGGCATCATCACCGCGCCGGTAGACGCGCTGGAGTTTAAACCATGAGTACAAGACTAACTAGAACAGACGCAGTAGTCGCGGGCGATTTATTTGTCCTCTGGAAAACTTCGCAAGGAGACTACAGAGGGCTGCCAGCCTCGGACCTATTGACTTACCTGAACGCCAACCTAACGTTTCCGACAAGGCGCTACACGACGCAGTACTCTGCGCCGTCCGCGACAGGGTTCAGCGTTACGGTTACAGACAGCACGGCCGATATACACCTGATCCTAACACCAGTCGCAGGGTACGCGGCGGGGACGGTAGTCCTCCCGACCGCACCGGCAGACAAACAACAGTTTTTGGTGAACTGCACCCAGGCGGTCACTACGTTGACAGTGAGCGGAGGGACCAACACCGTTACCGGAGAGCCATCTGGGCTGTCCGCCAATGATTTCTTCACACTGAAGTACGACGCGGTACTTCTTACATGGTACAGGGTAGGGTGATCGCATGAGACAGAACGTACAAAATGGCAACTACTCGGAGGTGGTGGTATCCGTCCCCCCTCTGGAGTCCACTTACGACGCAACTGCCAACGACAGCGACAAAACGTGGGTGGTCCCCCTCAATGAGATGTGGAAAATACACTGGATTCACGTGATTCTGATCAGCACCGCCACGGTAGGGAACAGGGCTATGACGGTGTCGATACTCGACGGGGCGGGCAACGAGATATTCGACACGGTAGCGGCGGCCGTACAGGCCGCCAGTTTGACGAGGCACTACTCGTTTCTCCAGGGGACGTACCGCGAGGCCGCATTCGCCTCCGACGAGATACAGTCCCCTATACCGGTGGACTGCTACTTAGGGCCTGGGTACACCTTACGCGTGAGGGACCGCGCCGCCGTAGATGCCTCCGCAGACGACATGACGGTGTCATTTCAGTACCAAAGACTTATAGTCTAATGCAAGTACCTATCCTTAACGGCGTGTACACCAGCGGGGACTCCGATTTCAGGGTCTCATACCCGCGTAACCTCGTCCCGGTGCCAGTGGCCCAAGGCATAAGTAGCGGGTATTTGAGGCCCGCAGAGGGCGTGACCTCCCTCACCACCGGGCCTGGGGTTGACAGAGGCGCGATCAACTGGAACGGGGTGTGCTACCGTGTGTCAGGGACTAAGCTAATTCAAGTGGCCGAAGACGGCACCGTGCTCGAACTAGGGGATGTAGGGGGCGTAGGCCTGGTGAGTATGGATTACTCCTTCGATTACCTAGCCATAGCGAGTGGGGGCTCCTTGTTCTACTGGGACGGTTCGACGCTGCAGCAGAACGTCGACACAGACCTAGGAGTGGTTCTCGACGTCATGTGGGTTGACGGGTATTTCATGACCACCGATGGGGAGTTCATCCCTGTCACAGAGCTTAACGACCCTTTCTCTGTGCTGCCCACTAAGTACGGGTCATCGGAAGTAGACCCTGACCCCGTAAAGGCGCTACTTAAAGTCCGAAATGAGCCTTACGCGCTGAACCGGTACACCATCGAGGTGTTCGACAATATAGGGGGGACGGGGTTCCCTTTTCAACGCATCGACGGCGCCCAGATACCAAGGGGGACCGTAGGTACCCACTCGTGCTGCGTCTTCCTGGAGGCAGTGGTCTTCGTAGGGGGAGGGAGGAATGAAGGCAATGCGGTGTGGCTGGGGGGGAGTGGTAGCAGCACCAAAATATCAACACGCGAGATAGACCTTATACTAGAAGGGTACACGGATGCCCAACTTAGCGACGTACGTGTAGAGGCCCGCGTCGACCGTGGGCACCAACACCTCTACGTACATCTACCCGACAAGACCTTAGTCTTCGACGGGGCGGCGTCCCGACTCGTAGGAGAGCAGGTGTGGTTCACACTGGACTCAGGGTCCCTGGGGACGCCCACGAGGTACTTGGCCCAGAACCTCGTCTACTGTTACAACAAGTGGATCGTAGGTGATCCGCTATCCGGGGCGGTAGGGTTGTTGTCGCTCTCCAGCGCAGACCACTGGGGGGTCGCAGTGCCCTGGGAGTTCTCGACCGGGATAACGTACAACGAAGGGAGAGGGGCTTTGTTCCACGAACTAGAACTCGTCGCGCTCTCAGGTCGGAACGCGCTAGGGGTGAGCTCGACCCTGTGGACCGACTACACCTTGGACGGTGAGGTGTGGAGTAATCCCAAGGCGATAAGAGGAGGCACCCGGGGCCAAAGGGCCAAACGCCTCGTGTGGCTGCAGCAGGGAAGCATGCGTAACTGGAGGGTCCAAAGGTTCAGAGGGCACAGTGACAGCAGGCTGTCTTTCGCCCGGCTTAACGCACGACTAGAACCCCTGGCGGTGTAACATGGCAGACCCAAGACCCCTCACCCGAAAAGAACTGGCCGAATTCCTGCCCAACCAGAGGGCCATAAGGGCCTTCGAGAAAATATTTGACCTACTTCCCGCCGACTTCGTAGACCAACAAATACAGATAGACGCACTAGAGCTGTTGACCAGCTTGACGGACGCGAGGGCCAATGAGGCACTTGACGCACTCACTCAACTTGCTGAGGACGTGTCCACGTTGGTCAGACAGTCGAAAGAGGAGGCAGAAGATCTCGACGACGACCAAGCGCCTCGAGGGGAGTTTGGTACTCTGTCCGCACAGAACGAGGACGAGGTGGACATAACAGGGGGCCGGGTAGCCGCGCAAATTACCGACAGCTCCTCCGACCTTATCAAGTCGAGCACCACGTGCTCGGATGGGGCCGCAGCGGCGACAGGCACCCTAACCAACGCCCCAACAGCCGGGGACCCCACCAAGTGGGTCGCCATCGATGACAACGGAACCACCCGGTATATACCGGCCTGGTAGGAGAGAACCACATGACCACGACCGCTGCAGTTCTGATAGCATCAAAGGACGCCCCAGCCGTCCAGACGATGGAGTACACGTCCACTGACGTCGTCACGCTGATCGATAAATTCACCGCGTCAAATGTGACGGGGGGCGCGTTGACCGTAGCAGTAAACCTCGTACCCAGCGGGGGGTCGGCAGGGCCGACGAACCTCATACGCACCACCAAGACCTTACAGGCGGGGGAGGTGTACCGGTTCCCTGAGCTGGTAGGGCACACGTTGGCCTCCGGGGATTTTATCTCGTTGATAGCCAGCGCCACCGGAGTGACGATACGTGCCTCGGGTAGGCAGATATCTTAAACTAGCGTAAGCGCAGGGGGTGTGCTAATATTTTATACAGCTGAGTCCCTGGCCCCCAGCAGCCAACGCCCCCTAACCGGAGAGAACGCTGTGTATGATCCTGATTACATAAAAAACTCCGCAATAGATACTGACATGGGTGTTAAGCATCACTTTTCAGACGATATCTATGCGAAGGAACTCCATATACCTAAGGGCCACGTAGCTCTGGGACACCGACACACTTACTCGCACCTAAGCCTCCTAGGCAAAGGCGTGTGCAAGCTGTCCCGTGAAATAGACGGGGTTTTGGTGGAGACTAAGCACACCGCACCCGCCGTCCTTGACATCAAAGCGGGGGTAGAACATCAAGTCGAGGCACTCGAGGACGTTGTGTGGTTTTGCGTACACGCTACAACCGAGAAAGACCCCGCGAAGATAGACGAGGTGGCCATAGGTGCCCCTGCCCATTAACCAACTCCCCTTTAGCTACGACGTATCGGCTCTTGCTGAGTTCCTGCAGTCGTGCGACCTATGGGGGGAGAGAGGCGAGCGCGCCGACCCCCGAGGCCCTCACCGCGAGATGGTGGATATCTGGGCACGGTACAACGACCCGGCGCCCTTCGTGGCGGGAGACAAAGACTGGTCGACTTTCAACGAGGAGCACGACGCACGCTGGCTGCAAGACATCCCTGCCGTGAAGGACATTTCGTACGCACTCTTGGCAGCCGTAGAAGGCAGTAGGCTAGGTGCAGTTCTCCTAACGAAGCTCCCCCCAGGGGGGCGGATATACCCACACGTAGATCAGGGTTGGCATGCCGACTATTACGACAAATACTGGGTCCCGGTATTGAACGACCCTGGCGCTGATTTCTGTTTCGAAGGGGTCGAGGTCGGAGGGAGCGCAGGTGATGCATGGGCATTCCGTAACGATGTGACGCACTGGGTCCGTAACGAATCAAGCCGGGATAAAATCTCGATGATAATCTGTATTAAACAAGACAAATTAAGTAAGGAGGGCGTATGCCTTATGGATGGGTAGCAGCGGCTGCCGTGCTCGGGGCGGCAGTGACTGCGGACGGGGCCAAGAGTGCGGCCCGTTCTTCTGCTAAAGCTACAGGCGCGGCGCTAGCAGAAGAAAGGCACCAGTTCGACGCTCTTCAGAGCCTACTAGCCCCGTACGCTGAGGCAGGGGGAGGGGTCCTTAGAGCAACAGCAGGCGCTCCTTGGACTTTCGGGCGCAGACGCCCAACAGGAGGCTATCAGCGGCATAGAACAAGGCCCCCAGTTCGGGGCCATGGTCCAGCAAGGCGAGAACGCAATACTACAGAACGCGTCAGCCACCGGAGGACTTCGAGGGGGTAACACCCAGGCAGCTCTCGCGGAGTACAGGCCACAGCTCCTCAGCCAGTTAATCCAGCAGCAGTATGCGAACCTTGGAGGAATGACCAGTGTGGGTCAGAACGCCGCATCGTTTACCGGAAACGCGGGCATGCAGAGCGCAGGACAGGTCGGGAACCTGTTGATGTCGGACGCAACCAACCAAGGCAACGCACGCATAGCCCAGGCGAACGCAGCGAGCGACGCAAGCGGCGCGCTGAGCGGCGTGGGTGCGGCCTATTACGGAGGAAAATTCTAATGCCTATCAATTTTTCGGCACTACAGAGCCCTACCGACGCCCTCCTCAAGGGCATGAAGGTTGGAGGTGCTATCAACGAGATCAAAGAAGCTAAGCAGGCCTCTGGCGAGAGAGCGGAATACATGGCCCAAATGCAGCAAGACTTTGCGGGCATAACCGAAAAGAGGGAGCCTTCCGCTAAGGACTACGCAGACCTGGTGGTCAAGTACCCCCAGTTCTCCAAGCAGTTAACCCAGGCGTGGGAGATTCTTAGTCCAGAGCAGCAGACGAGCCGACTGGGGGCCATCACTGACGTGTACGCCTCCTTAGACGCGGGACAGCCCGGGCTCGCCATGGAGCTACTCGAGAAGGACAAGCGGGCGGCAGAAGCCTCCGGGAATAAACAAGTGGCCCGTGCGACCGACGTCGTGATGCAACTCGTCAAAGCAGACCCCAACCGTGCTAAGTCGGCGGTGGGCATGCGTCTGGCATCGATCATGGGCACTGATAAATTCACAGATACCTTTACCAAACTGGAGCAAGAGCGAAGAGAGAAGGCCCTCGACCCCTCTAAGCTCACCAAGTCTCAGGCGGACGCAGGCAAGGCCGCCACCCAGGCTGAGTTCAAAGAGGCTCAGATAGTCAGTGACCTACGCAAACAGGGGTGGGACACGCTCAAAATACAGGAGGACGTCAAGGTGGCGCGCGAGAACGTGAAAGTCGCAGCCCTGAACACCCGTATAAAGAAAGAGCAAAACGAGATCAAGCGTGGCGAGATGGCGCTGGAGCTGGAAGAGACCAAGCGCAAACGGGACCAAGTCGTGCGGGACCAGGTGTCTGAGGTCGAAGCCGCCAACTTAGGCATAGACAACTCAGTGGCCACTATAGACCGCCTGCTGAAGAACCCTGAGCTTGACAACGTCCTGGGGTCACTAGAGGGTAGTTCGTTCTACCCTTCGACGGTACTAGGGTCCCTTAACCCCTTTGCCGATGGGGATGTCCGAGCCGACGCGCTCGCGGACGTAGAGACCGTGAGGGGTCAGCAGTTCATCTCCAACCTAGTAGCCGCCAAGCAAGGCGGCGCGACGTTCGGAAGCTTAGATAAAAACGAAGGCGCTAAGCTGGAGGGGTTTATTGCTAGCTTGAAAACCAAGCAGAGCGAGGGCCGCTTCCGTCAGAACCTACTAGAGATACAGCGCTTGCTCCTCAAGTCGAGAACCGGCTTGTCTAAGAAATACGGAATACCGGAGACGATTCCCGACACGCCGGCAGTGGACCCAGGGGCCGACGAGATAGACTCGCTGGTCCAGCAGTACGGAGGCGCGCCCTAGTGCCTTCTACCCTGCCAGAACTAGAGCGCGCGCTTCTCAATGCACACAAGGCCGGGGACACCGATGCCGCACGAAAGCTAGCGGCGGTGGTAGGCCGGGCGCGGGCATCCCGAGAGGAGGACCCTTTCACTGAGGTACACGAAGCGTTCGGCGATCAAGAGGATTTTGTGGGAGAAACAGTGCCCACACCACGAGGGCCTACGGTCGCCGAGGTGGCAGTGGGCACTGCGGAGACCGGTGCCTCGTTGCTCACGGGGATGACCTCGGGCCTGCTGGGCCAGATCGAGGGGGCCGTCGAAGGCATCCTGCGTGAAGTAGCAGCAGGAGAGTTCGGCACGGCGGAAGCCGCAGAGAGAGTAGAGCAGCTTGCGGTTGAACGTGCAAAACAGTTTACATTCGAGCCCCGCAGTGATACGGGACGAGATTTCACCAGGAACGTCGGCGAAGCGCTTGCGCCCCTTGCCGCGT